GAAGCACTTTCTACTGTGGTACCAAATATTGCTTGATATTCACTAAAAGAAGTAACTAGTGTAGGTATTTCAACTGGTCCTTTTACAGCTGGTCCTATAATAGCGGCACCAAATTCGACGGGATTTTGCTGGATAAATGATTGGTCATTTTCTCTTGCTAATACACCTGGAGATATTAATGTTTCTGCCATTTTCTTATATTAAAAATTTTGTTATTTATTTTGTTATAAATATGAAAAATTATTTCAAAAATTTAATTTTTTGAGATTATTTCTTTTGTTTCTAAATTTATACTACCACTACCATATTTCTCTTCTAATTCTTTGGCAGTATTGTTTTGTTCTTTTTGAAGTTCTTTAAATACTTTAAATAACTCCTCTTTTTGTTCGTTTTGAACCATCTTATTTAATTCGATGTTTCCTAAACTAAATATTATATCACTATTTCGTTGTTGATAACTTTTTAATAATGAAACTTCTTTTTCTGATAACTGTTTTGACATAATGCTTTATATTTGGTTATAAATATATTAGAAATATGTTAAAATTAATTTCTTTTTCTACCATCTAATGTAGGATTCCTTATCGGGTTTAAATCCCTCATATCACGTACAACTTCATTAGTTATTGTAACTTTAGCTCTAGAATTATATTTTTTCATTGATTTTAATTCTTTTTGAATTGTATCAGGTATTATATAACCCCTCATTCTTATACCAAAAGTACCTTTTACTAATCTATCTTGATTTTGTACTAATTCTGTTGCAGTAGTAAATTGATCTATAAAAGCTCTAAATTTAAATCTTTCTGGATTACCCCAATATGCATCTGATGCATATTCACATGCTTCTATTATTTTATTTAATTGAGACATATAATAAGTCTGTATTAAGCAACTATATTCTAAGGTTACATAATCAGGTTGAGCAACAGCATGAAATACATCAACGGGTTTTCTATTATTTAATGTGTAAAAATTATCATAAAAGTTTTTTGAACTATAACTTTTTTGCCAAACACCATATAAATTAGGTTGATTTGCATCTAATTTATTTGCAACTGATCTATCTTTTGATATTGTATCCCTTTTAATTACTATAATAGGTAACATTATTGCACCTTGTTTATCTCTATAATAACCATCTCTTTGGAATGATTTCCATCTTTCAGGAGCACCATATATAACAGGTACTTCTCTTCTAACTCCATTTTGTATTACAAAGGGTTTAATAATATTTTGAAAATAATAAAAAACAGCTTCATCTAAATCTTGTATACCAACAGAATATTGTTTAGTATCATCGTCTTTCATACTCATTTGAGTAGACCTATTAAATTCTATTCCTGTTGCTTGGGAATTAGCATTAATATTTTCATCAGCAAAATTTGGGTTGCCTACATCTCCTCTATTTTCAATGCCTTTAAAAGCAGTTTGTTTTTCAACACTTAATTGTCTTTGTGTTTTCGGTATGGGTTTTCTAGGTTTTGCCATTATATTCTTTCTCTATATGGTGAAATTGCTACTTTATCTGCTGGTATATAGTAAGTAGAAACTAATACTGATAAATTATTACCAAAATTTTCTAATCCTGGATTTAATGGGTTTACGTTATTAGGATATGATGGATTTTTACCTCCCCAATATTGATTAGCAACTGTACTTTGTACACCGTAATAAGCTTCTTGATATAAAATAATATCACCAACTCTAATTAAAACATCAGCATCTTTTATATCATCTCTAAAGAAATAAAATTCAATTGGCTGACCAAATTGTACACCTTCAATATTTTCAGCATATTGCTCATTTGTTCTATTTATAAGAACATTAAAAATAAAAGGACCATCATAATATTTTTCTGCATCTGCTTCACCATATAAATTAACTTTTGTTTCTTCTAATTTAAATTGGTAAACAGAACATTGTTGAGTAATAATATTACCCATTAATTCTCTGTTTAGTTTCCTAACCAGAGACATATCCCTTTGTGTGGTAAACATTGCCATATTATCCTATATAAACTGTGTAAGGAACCTGTTGTAACTCAGTCATTTTAGCTTCTGCTTCAGATGCCCTACGATTTAATAATGCTTGTCTTGATGTTTCATCAAGATAATTTCTTAATCTTTCTAATAATGCTGTTTTTTCTGCTGTAGCAGCTGATATTAAATCTCCTTGATTTAAATTTACTTCTGCATTTGGTATTGGTATGCTTGAATATTTACCTCTTACATATCCTAACATTTCTTTAGAAAGTGCTAAAGTATATTCAAATACCCATTGTCTACCAATTGAATTAATATAATCATAATTTGGATTAGCATAAGGTGCATTTGAAACATTTGTTACTCTATCAGGTAAATTTCTAACTGATCCTTTAATTCTTTCATCTCTAATTATATATTCAAACCAAAGATTACCTGCACCACAGGTATACTGAATATCATTGTTGCTTATTTTTATTGTAACATCATTTGATACAGTTCCAAATCCTGCTGTTTGTAGTGATTGTGAAGTAACAGTTATTATATCATTTTGAACATAATCACTACCTGTTGCTACAACAGTTACTTTTGTGATTTTATTATTAGCTGATGTAAATGTACCAGTAGCGCCACTACCTGATATACCTGTTAATGCTAACGCCGCAGACGTTTGATCAACTGTAGTAGTTGGGATTGATCCACTTATTGTTAAATTTCTATTTATTCTTAATTGACCTGTATAATTTTTATCTCCATTAGCTTGAGGTATTGGAAATACTCTTAATTTATCTTTATGAATTTCAAAACTATAATTACTTCTTCTTACCATTTGGTTCATACCAATAGCTTGAATAACTTGTAAATCATAATTTAAAGGCATCATTAAAAATCCAAAATCACCTCCAAATCCACCTACACCAGCAATACCTGCTGCTATAGCACCTCCAAATCCAAATCCATTATATGGGGATAAAAATAAAGCAGATGCAGGATATGGTGGTTGATAAAATACTCTTTTTACCTCGATACCAAATTCAGCTGCTGAACCTGTAATATCGTTATCATTCATAAAAGTAGTAAAATTATAATCTTGTTTACCTGCTTCTAAAGCAAAAGAACCTGAATACCAAGGAACATTACCTCCTGAACCAGCTTCAGCACCATACATTTCTGTAAGTCTTACTATTGGTTCAAAACTTGGTGTTATTAAAGATTGAGTTAATACAGAGCTAGTTGGTAAACCTTCTAAAGTTAATTGATTATCTCTTACTTTATAGGCATATAACTCATTACCATATGTAGTAACAGCTTCTTCAAATGCCGTATAAAAAGATCCTGATTGTAATTCAACATCAACTAAAGGGTAGCCTAATCTATTTGCACAAAATACAGCTACTTTATCTGCATCGTTTTGAAAATCGGTTTGTGCGTCATAAAATCCAAATGGTGTATCTCCAGAACCTGAAGCAAAAGAACTTGAACCTGGCCAAATTGGTACATTCATATTAAATTATTTTGTTATAAATATTGAAAATAGTTTTATTATTATAAATATAAAAAAAAAGCCCCGCTATGCGGGGCTTAATTTAATAATTAAAATTAATTATGGATTAAAGAGTATTTAAACCACTAACTTCAATTTTACCATAGAATTCAGGACGAACCATTTTCTTAGCATATCTAGTCAATAGACCTTTTCTAGGCACAAATGTGTCTGGATCATATACTAATGGAGTCATGATTAATGGAATATAAGGAGCAAATACAGCACCGCTTTCAAGGAATTGACCTCCTCTAAATCCTAATAAGATAACGTTAGTTGTCATATATGGATTTTTGTATACTTTATATCTACCATTTAATTGGCCGACTTTTTGTACACCGAAAGCATAACTTGCTTTAGCAGCATCCCCATCTGAATCAGCAGCAAATCCTGGAATTGATTCTAAGATTGTAGCTACAGTTGGAGAACATACTAAGAAGTTAGCACCACCTCTAAGAGTTTTCTGGTGAATGATGTTACTTAACTTTTGGATTTTAGTTCCTAAAGTTTGGAACCATTGTCCTTGAGAGTTATAGAACCCTAAGTCAGTAGTTACACCATTACCTGCTTGAGAAGTAAATGCAACGTTGTTTTGAGCAGACCATACTTCAGTTCCAGCTCCAGCAGCATTAATCAACATACTTAAGATTTCTAAGTCAATTTCTAACGAAATGTACTCACTTAAGATTGAAGTTAATTCAGCTTCAGCATCTAATGCATGGTAAGCGTTAAGATCTTGAGCGAACTCAGGAGTCCAAACAGCTTTTAGCTTTTTAGTTTTTGCTACGATAGCAGATGATTTCATCTGTACGTTAATTTCAGGAATAACCTGATCTGGGCAGCAACCAACTCCACCTGATCCAGTAATAGCACCATTAGCACCGTTACCACCATCATTGTTTACGTTAGGTTTTGGATTTCCAGCTTCAAAATCACCTCTGTATTGATCAGTAGGTTGTAATGAAGAAGATACAGTACATAATGTAGTTGTATCATTTCCTGGCCAGTAAGAAGCAGAAACTACAAATGCTATTGTAGCACCACCACCATATCTACTAAATGCAGGTAATTGCATTCCACCATCTCCAGCTCCACTTATTGTATATTCTGAACCAGAATACAAACCAAATGACTTAACAGCCCATGGATCAATATAAGGAATACTTGAAGTGTTGAATGTTACTACTCTCCAGTCAGCAGCTATTTGAGCAGCAGACGCAGAATATGTTGAATCGAAGTCGAAATCCGACCAAGATCCTGATACTACATTCACAGAATTTATAATGGAAGCTGTAGTTTGAGTAGAATATGAAAATCTACCTGCACCATAAAGTCCACCTTGTGAATCATTTCCAAATGGATTCAAAGCATCGCTACTATTACCGTAAAGGCTATCGCCTGCGGAAAAAGGAGCTTTGTTTGTACCATATTGGAAGTCTAAGAAGAATACTAAACCAGAAGGAAGATTCATTGGTTGAACGCTAACAAATTCCTTTGCAGCGATTTGACCAAATACTTTTCTTACTAATGGAAGAGCAACTCCAGCCCATTGACCACCGATATTAACGGCAGTTTGGCTTTGGAAAGTACCAGAGGAAGCAGAACCTCCACCTGTTTGAGAACTTTCCACAACAAGTTGCTTAGCTTGGTTTTCAAGAATAATACCCATGTTATTTTTATGAGCACCATCTAAACCTTCTAATAAACCTGTCTTTTCCCATTTACCAGCTAATTTAGCTGCATCACTCTGCATAGAGTGATATGGGTTAGCGCTTTCTAATAAAGAATTTAAACTCATTGTTTTAAATTTAGATTGGTTAATAAAATTTTTAAATTAATCCCGCAAGCTTACGCATACGGTTGTAAACATCATTTGACTCAATGATAGGTTGTTTTGAAGCTTTAGGTTCTAAACCTGTAGCCTTACTTGCAGATCCTTTAATTGATTCATTAATTGGAGATTTATCTAGTAAACCTTCAGATAATGTTTCAAAAATAGTTTTAGCTTGTCTTACATCCTTAGCTTTGTCAAATGCTTTTAATACCTTAACTTTTTTACTTTCAGTTAAGTTTTTAGCTTTAAAGATTTTGTTTGTGTAAAGAAGTTTAGCGTTCAATAAATTAACCTCATTAAGTTCACCTTTTAATTCATTTACTGAATTAATGGCTTCCTCAAGATCTTCTTCCATTTTACGCATTTTCTCGGTTTCACGTTCAGGCTCTGATTCAGCGGAAAACTTTCCACCTTTTCTTCTTTCAGAATCACCTTTACGTTGTACTGGATTGGACATTTCTTCTTTTTTCATGTCGTCTTCTTCGTACTTTTTGCCGTAGCCTTCTTTCACATCCTCGTCTTTTTTGGCTTCGTCGATTTCTACGTCTACGTCAATAGAGTCTTCGACTTCCATGTCGTCAACATCTACAACTTCAACTTCGTCCTCAACAAAATCGTCGCCTGGCTCAATTTCGCCATCGACAACCATGTCTTTAATGACATCCTCGATAAATCCTTTAAGGTCGTCTTCCGACATATCTTCAAGGTCAATGTCCTTGTCATCCATGTCTTCTTTTTCGTCCTTTTCTCCATCCAGGTAACCTTCTTCTTCAGCGTCAGTACGAGCATCTTCTTTAACGTCTTCTTTGTCTTCAGCTTTCGCTTCATCCATTTTCTTGTCGTCTTCGTCTTTTGCTTCGTCTAAATCTCTTGTTTCTGATTCATTAACATCTTTTTTTTCATCAGCTTTTAATTTAGCTAATTTCTTTTCGTTGTCTTTGATATCACCTTCAAGATCTTTAATGTGGTCTCTATCATCTCTGATAGCGCCTTCCATCTTTTTCTGTTCTTCTTTGTTACCTTTCTTAGAATCTTCGAGTTCAGCAAGTAACTCATCTAAATTGATTTCTTCATCCATATCTTCTTTCTCTTCTTCTTTAATGTCCTTCATTACGCTTGCTTTATCAGCATAGCTTTTAGAAGTACTTTTCCCGACCTTTTTCGGTTCAGGGTCTAAAGTAGGTCCAGCAGTTGGATTAGCATAATCATAAAGAGTAGTTTCGCTGTTTTCGTCAACTTTCTCTTCTTTTTCTTCTTTCATATCATCATCTTTTTTATCCATTTCATCTAACTTTGCAGCTAGCATAGATTTAAGATGTGGAGTGAAAGCTTCTTCAAGAGCAAGTTTAGCATTTGCGATAGCAGTTTCCTTAACGGCTTTTGCATCTGCAATTGCTTCAGTTAGCAAATCTCTGTTTGTTGCCATAATCCCAAAATTTAGTTTGTGAAATACGCTTATTCATGAAGCGTAATAGAAAATTATACATTATTGAACACCATATAGAATGATGGTGTATTACGGTTATACGTATATGAATATTTATTAAAGTTACACTATAGGGCAAGAACCCTTAGAACAAAGTATTTCTGTTATTATTTGATTTGTTCTTGTGTAATCGTATATTTGTGGTGCTTTACCCTCTTTAAGTATTTCATGCATGTATGAACCTGGGTTTGATGGTGTTGAAACAAAATCCCAACATAATAATTCAAAGTCATCTTGTACTTCCATTACTCCACCAATATCTTGTAAAGAACCCATTCCTCTAGATGAAACACCTACTGTTATTCCATTTTTAATAAGTTCCTTTAATATATTACCTGAGGGGGTTGGTAAAATTTCTATTTTACCTAAAATGTTATCTCCATCCCACCAATAGTCACTAATAAGATGTGATACATTTTTTAAATTAACAACTGAAGATTCTGGGTGGTCTAATTCTCCCATTGAACGTCTTTGTTCAATAAGTTCATCATATTTAGCCATTTCTCTATCCCATAAATCTTTTGAATAATAACGACCATTACCATTCTTCACTTCAGCCGTAGCTAAAATGCCTTCTACCATTAAATTTCCATTTTCCTTACTAATATTTTCCGTTAGTTGGGATGGTGAAATTTTAACAGTATGGGTTTCTATAAGTAATTGTTTATTACTCATTCTCATCAACTACTTCTTGTTTACTATATTTTTTTCCGCATGATTTTTCATACAACTTTTCCATTTTAGCTTTTCTTTTTTCTAAAAGCTTAATTTCTTTTTGCATTAATTTCATTTTAGATCTATCAACTAATTCTTTTAAATTATCATCTTCATTAATTGAATTAACTCTATCTACTTTTTCTGCTATATGATCGTGTAAAAAGTCTAATTGAGCTTCTAATTTTACGGCTTCAGCTTCTTTTCCAATTTCAGCTAATTTACTATCAATTGATTCTTTTTTCATTTTTTTCTTTGATTTTTTATCTTTAAGAGCTTTTTCCATTGATTCTTCTTTATCACCATCTCCATCTACATCCGGATAATCTGGTCTTGCTTCTTCTTCCATACCTGCCGCATCTTGAGATGCTTCAATTGCTGCTTGTCTAGCTTCTTCTACATCTTTTTCTTTTTCTTCAGAATAAATAGTATCATTATATTGTGATTCTTCATCTACTGGCTGAGATTGCATTGGAGCTTGTGTTTCAAAATCATCTAATCCTTCTTCTTTAAGCATTTTGTTTATTACTTGGCCTGACATAGCAGCAAAACTATTTGGGTTTCCTGTGCCTACAACATAACTTTCATTAACTTGTTTTTTTACTGCTTCCTTAACTACTTGCCATTTATTATCAGAATCTTTTAATTTATCACTAAATCCACTACCACCATATGTTTTACCATTATTTTCTTGGACAGAGGGTTGTTGATAACCTAAACCTTCAACACCAAATTGACCATTTTTAACATAATGCATAGGGTCTTTAGCTAAATTAGCAATTACTTTAGCTTGTGCCTCTTCTAATGTTAATTTAGGGTTATTTTTTACTTCAGCATAAACTCCTACTTGTAATTCTTGAGCATTAACATTATTAATATTATCTACTTTAGGTGAATAATCGTAATTATGTGATGCAATATTTTCTACACCATCAGAAACATTTTTATATGAACCATAAGAACCATTTTCTATTTCAAATTTGTATTTTGGATCAGCTGATACTTTTTCATCTTGTTCCTTAGTATTATATTTTATAGCTAAATCATTTTTATCTCCACGATTAACAATAGGATTTAATGATGCTTCACCTGCTTCATTAAGGAAGTTATTAAATTTTTCTTCCCAACCTGCTTTAGGAGTTGGCTCAATAGTATTTATTGGTTTTAAATCAATATAGTTTTCACTAATTACACTTCTTTTTTTAAGAATATGTGTTGCTTGATCATAAGTAGCTGCTTTATTAATCATATTAGGAAATTTAGTTTTAGCTTCCTTTAAGAAAACACCTTTATGGCCTTTTCCTTCTTTGATTAAATTATACTGTTCTTGTAATGTTTTCATAATTATTTTTCTAATAATGTTTCAATATCTTTAATATAGTCTGTTATTAAATCAGTTCCGTATTTTACAGAATAGCTTTTTGGTTCATCCTGTCTATAATATTTTATAGTATCAATTTTAGCTTGTCTTAACTTTTTAATGATAATATCTAGTTTATTTTCAATATCATCAAAAGCATCAATACGACCTTGTTGAAATACTTCTAATCTATCTTCTTCTTCTTTAATTCTATTGCTATTCATGTTATAAATATTAAACTTATCCCCAAAGTTTACGAACTGGTAAAGTTGAACCTTTTTGGACATAAGTACCCTTTTTATTTTTAGGAACTAATTTATATTTAAATGCTTTTACATAATAATTATCCTTAACTCCATCAGGACCTGCTTTTGGGCCTGGACCTAATGTTGCTCCCGGATCTTGACTTTCTTGTACTGGTACTACTCTATCACTATCAAATTTTTTAATGGTATTACCATCAAATCTTACCCATGTTTTATCTTTTTCTACTTTTACTACTGAACCTGTACCATATAATGAACCATCAGGTTCTTTAACATGAACTAAATCAACTATTTCATCTATCTTTACATCATCTTCCTCATAATACCCTAATGATCTACCTCCTGCTGAAAAATTTTCTTTAACTGGTTTGTATCCTAATTCTTTATAAGCTTCATCGTCTGCTTTTTGTCCTTTTTTTCTAAAAGCATAAGGTGTTAAATAAGCACCTGCAGCTCCTGACATAGATACTTCATCTACTTCTTCTTCAGCTATTCTAGTAATTCTTTTATATTGTTCTGGGTATTCATTTCTTAAATGAGTTCTTACTTTATTTCTTAATTTACGAACATCATCATAAATTTCCCTAAATTTTTGATCATCCTTAGTTTTAACATAAACTCTTTTAGCTGTATCTGTTAAATCATCAATATCATCATATAATAAATCAAAACCAGGTAATTGATCAATTTTCCAAGCTACGGCACCAGTTTCAGGGTTTATACTAGTAACTGTAGATTTTCTTTGACCATCATCACTATAACTAACTTGACCGACTTTAAATCTTTCTTTAGGGATACCTAATTCTTTTTCTGCTTCTTCAGGTGAAGCAGTTTTAGACATTTCATTAAGTTTATACTTGTACTTTGCCATTTGCTACTTGAATTTCTTTTACTAGTTCATAATATTGTAACAAATCAACTAAATTATCATTATCAATTTTGTCAGTTTTATCTAATTCAGTTAATAATTTTGCTACTTCATTAATTTTAATTTTAGTAGCTTTATCTTTAATATTTTCAGATTGTTCTGTTAAGATATCTTTTAAGGCATTTACTTTTTTATTATAAAATTCTCTTAATGATGGTGTAGAATCTACTGAATATATAAATTCTTTAAGTATTTCTTTTTGCTCTATACTTAAACTATCATATTTGTCATTAAATTTTTCTAATAATACTCTATAAGTTAATTGTCTTAAATCTTTATCATAAGAAGAAAATTCTTCAATTAATTGATCTTTTGGTTTAGATACTGGTTTTTTAGTAAGAAATTCTAATAATGTTACTTTATTATCATTAATTTGACTAATGTCTGTAACGTCTTTAGCATTATAACTTTCTATTAAAGTGTAAACTGAAGCTATTTCTTTATAATTTTTTATTTTAGAACCAAAAAAGGATTCTAAATTATAATGTTTTTTAATTTCATTAATTAAACTATATTTTTGTCTTTTCAATGAAGTTCTATTGAACTTTCTTGAATTTTCAAGTATTGTTGATATTAATGAATTAGCTTTACCCTCAGATATAACTTTTGATTTTAATATTGATTCATATAACTTGTATTCTCTACCCAATCCCGTTTTTACAAAGTAATTTTTTAGTAAATCGATTGCCGGAGAATCATCACCTTTTAAAGTATCAGCTGTTATTTGCCTAACTAGTAATTCAAATAATATACCAGTGTTTTTATACTTAGAATGTTTTATTTTCATTAAAAATATATTTATTTATAAATATGTATAAATTAGTTACTCTTCAACTGAGAGTCATCTAATAGTTTAGAGTCGTCTTTGTCTTCTTCAAAGATCAACTTTTTCTCGTTCATTGATTTAAAAATGTCTTTATTCTTTAAATAAGTAACGTGAGGACTTTCAAATTCTGATAATGGTCTACTGCCTTCATTTTTATCAGTGTCTTTCATTCTTTTAACTCCTAGTGGATCTTTACCAAAATTATTATCTTGTTTACCCCTATTAGTAATGCTATCAACTGGTCGGCCTGCTTTAGGATTATCATCTTTATAACCATCAGGTACATTACCTGGGTCAGAATACATTCTACCTTTACCATATAATGAAGCTAAATCATGAGGAGTACCATATGATTTACCAGTAGTAACTGGATCATTACCTTCTGCTTTTATTTGGTCTAATCTAAATTGACGTTTAGCATCTTCTCTAGCTAAATCTCTATACTCATCATATTGGTCTTCACTAAAGTGATAAATGTTATGGTAAATCCAATCAGATGGAACTAAACCTTGTTCTAATAAAGTACCAGCTAATTCAGCTTTAGATTTAAGTAATTCAATTCTTTCTTGATCATAAATTATCGATGGAGTAGTCATTGATAATTCAAAATTTGTCATACTTTCAGCTGTATAACCTTGGGTATATAGGTGAACTAGTGCAATTTTATTTAATTCAGATAATATAATTCTTTGTATTCTATCAATTGTACGTGCAAATCTAATATCTTCTGCTGCTAGTGTAGCCTTACCTTCTATATTTTCATCATATCCTAAAAATGCTTTTGGTATTTTTAACGCAGCAAATAATTTATCTCTTAAATACTCAACATCTTGAATACCATCATATGATAAACCTGGTGTTGTATCAATTTTAGTTGCATTGTCATTTCCTCTTACTGGTATGTAAAAGTCTTCTAACATATTTTGCATATTATATCTTAAATTATACTCACCCGTTTTTTCATCCATATAAGGAGTACGTTTCATATTTGATATAGTTTTTTGCATAAATGCTTCTACTTCGTTTGGAGGTATAGCTCCAACATTTACATAAAATATTCTTTTTTCTGGTGCACGAGCAATTCTATGAATTAACATTGCATCCTCCATTAAAGTATATTGTTTAAATAATTTTCTAGCGGGTTCAATATAAGCTCTACCATAAGGAAGATAATTTACATCTGTAACCATTCTAAAATGAGCCATTTCATAATTATCATAAGTTATACCTGTGTTATCATTATCTGTTTGATTTGGTACACTGTAATAACCATAAGAACTACCAGCAAAACCTTCAGGATTCCATCTATATTTTATTTCTGATGGGTTATCTGGGTTTTGTCCTTCTATTCTTTCAATGTGATATGCTGTATAAGGGATTACATTATAAACTCCAAATTTTTCAGCTATTTCTAATTTTAAGAAAAAATCACCATACTTACACATTTGGCGAATCCACATCCATAAATTAAATTCTACATTTAAAACATCATAAAATAAATTATAAAGTATTTTTTGTATATCTTCATTAGAACTTCTAATTTGAAGCACTTCACCCATATCATTTTTAAGTGTAGATTCATCTGATAGAATATCTAGTGCTGATGCTATAATAGCATCTTGATCCATTACATCATATTCTGAATATAAAGTTGTTCTTAAATATTGATAATTTAAGTTAAATTGAGCACCATATAATGAAGAAGGTTGTGTAGTATAAATTCTATTGAATCTATCTACTAATGCATTTGTTTCATACTTACCACTACTTTGTATGTGATCAGTATCTATGGTTTTAATTTGATTTCCTCCAACATTACGAATAATAACATCAGTTGAAAATAATCTTTTTAATCTTGAAAATACGCTTGTATCTGCCATTTAATATATAATTATTGTTATAAATATTACCTTAAGAGCCATCCAATGTCTTCTTTGCCCTTATCTGTTTTAATGTGATAAGGATTATCAACACCTTTTGAAAACCCGTAACCACCTTGGTATTGAGTTCGACTAACGCCCATATTATTTAAGGCTTGTTTTGTTATATCTATTCCTCTTTGTCTAAACTTTAATGCGGTATCTCTAATATACATAGCGATACCAAATGCCATAACTAAATCATCATTGTAACCTGATTGAGCTTCTGGTCTTCCATTTCTCCAAATAAAAGTTTTCATTTCTTCTATTAATCTTTTAGATTGAATAGTAACTCCTTGATCACTAATGTATTCTTGAAATTTACCTATAACCATAGGTCTAGTTCTTGAAGACATAGTAAAACCAGGAACCATTTTTGAATGATCTTGATATTTGTCAAAATATGAATTAACGTTTGGTTGGTCACTTTTTTGTGAATAATATAAATTTTGATAATTTCTATCAATCGCAACTTGTATTGTTGCCCAACCAACATTAGCATTTTCTATAATTAACATAGCTTCATTATATTCTGAAGCAATACCAACTAATAAATGCCCATAATCTTTTGTATTAATTTGTCCTTTATATTCTGCTACTTGAACATTATTTTCTACATCAATAACATGAAATGCAGAATAATCTTTTCCATCTCCTCTAGAAACATCAGCTACTACAATATAAGATCTTGTATAGTCTGGGGTTTCCCAAACCCATAAATTTTGATCTACCCCTCTTCTTTCTAAAGGGTCTTTAATAAAAGATTTTTCATAGTATTCCATATATTCATTATAAAATACAATATCACCAGAAGTACTAAAATCACAATCACATTCTTGAGCAGCCATTCTAGGATCACCTAATAATTCATCTTGTTTTTTTCTCCATGCTTCATCTCTTTCAGGATGAACATACCAAGGTAATTTAATAGGTAAAAAATCATTTTCACCACCTTCAGCTCTTGTCCATGTT